GCTAAGTTAAATGCCATTATCATTTCCAATCATCGGAGTCGTCTTGCATGGCGTCTGTAATGCTTTTAGCAATTGTAAGGTAGGCAATGGCGTCTTCGTAATTGTCAAGGTGCGCAGCATCTTCAGCCTGCCTGCTGATCTTGACCAGTGCCATACAAACCGCAACCTCGTTTGGCTGGATTGGATAACCCAGATATGCACTCCAGAGTTCGGCAATCCTCTTGTGGTTTGTAATAGGATGCCCATAGTTGAGACCTCGCGCATGAATAGTTTGGATGACATTATCAAGTAGCTGTTCAGTTGTTGTTGGCATTTGATTTGTTATCTGTAATCCTGCGGTGCATGTCAAAGCCGTCTTTACGGCCCTTCCAGTAGCCTGCCTGGAATGCGTTATCCTTAATTGTTGAATAAACGCCCCAAGCTATAAAATAACCAAACACGGAGTAAACAACTATCCAAGGTGCGGTTGTCTCTATCATGCGTTCACCAGTGTCTTGCGTAGGTGGCATGGACTAGCGTAGTTCGTTAGCATAACCCAGTCGCCAGTACCTTCATCGCTGTGTAGAGCGTAGTTCTTACCTAAACCAGCTATAAAACCTTCTGCCATTTTTAAAGCAGCGTAGTTATCAAACCAGTATGCGTATGCCCAGGTAAATAATGGGTTGGGTTCAAAACGGTCCGCTTGTTTTTGCCAGTCGTTGTTTTGCCATTCCATTGAATTGATCCATAGCTGTTCAAAATCAGCAGCCTTTAGGTCTATCTGTATTTTCATGTGTAGCCCTACTTCCTGCGCCAGTCGGTCTGGCACAAGAGAAGTATTGCATCTGTGTACGACTTTGTGGATAGTTTTGGGGCGTATTTGTATAACGATTCGGTAACGTTTTACCCGTAATACCTGCCCAGTGCGGTAAATGAGCCATCCTTCGGATCGATAGGCACTAACGTGGGTGTTAGCGTCTTACCTGCGGCTTCGAGTATAACATAACCATTCTGCCAATTCGCGCTGTTATAGCGAATATAGCCTGCTTTCTTGCGGTCCATTAGGTTCCCAGCCTCTACCCCATACAAGGCCCTGTGGTGGCCGTTTACGCCCTCTGTGTAGGCACTCATGCCAAGCCTGTGGGAATGTCCTGCCAGTACTGATTTACCGAACTTCTTAGCCAGGTTAATAGCTGTAATACCTGCGTGCTGGCTCATACTTCCCTCATCACCGTGGCAAAGTACCCAGTCGGGATAGAACTCATAGGCCTTGCGGTGGTAGGTCATGCCCATATCGGCGAAGCCCATAAAGGCTGGGTATTGCAGTTCAGGTAGGTTGATTAACCCAGGGACTTTTAGGAGAGTATTATATAAACGATCAGTATGATTGCTGCGGATAATGTGCATTTCTGGACTGTACTCACCGATATCCCAGAGTATCTGCTTACATAGCTCACGATCAGCGTGTAAATCCTCGCTATAAGCCAGAGGTGTGCCTTCGCTCCATTTACTAATCGACTGAAAGTCAATCTCATCACCAACCACCAATACAGAGTCAAACTTCTCTCGCCTTGCTAGCTTGATTACGTTGCGCACCGCAGAGTCCAATTGATATGGCACCTGTAAATCTGAGATTACAAGCCAACGCTTAATCTTCATCCTCTTCAGTAGGATCGATACTAGGTATGATGCCGCCATCACCTATCACCCAGTCGGGCATGGTTGCCCTATCTGATACAAAGTACAGCGCACAACTCTCGCTGAATCCTGCCTTGCGTGCAGCCTTGTAGATCTCGTTCATAGCAATATAGTGCTGGTCTATTTTAGACAAAGGTTCTGGCGACTTACGTACTACGCGTTTATTTATTTTCTTACGCCTGCGCCTAGTGTCAGCCATGCAGCTATTGTCGCTTACACATTAGAGAATATAGATCATCAACACGCTGTTCTAGCCGAGTTAATTGATCCTTCATACTGGACCCACTATTGGGTTTTAATTCTTGTAAGTAGGACTTAATAACCCAACGCAGAGCCACTAATAAACTTGTTAATACGGCGCATGCGCCAACAGCTAAAGCGACCCACTCGTTGGGTGTCATGCTTCATCAGCACCGAGGCCATAGGCGCTGTCGGATTTATCTAAAGCCCTAGCTGCTGGTCCTGCAAGTGCGGCAATAACTACCGACACCACAGGCTCTAGACCTAGCTCATTACTGGCTAGAAATGTTAAGAATGATACTAATACGCCACGTGCGTAGGATTTAAGTATTGCCTTCTGCTTATTGCTTATTTTCATATGTTACCCCCTAGTAGTGGTATATCAAACGGCTTGCTATCTTTATCGCCTAACTTTGTAAAGCTAATATGTATGTGCTTTGTGTGTTTGTTGAAGCCCTTGTACTTACGCCACTTAAAATTAAGTATTCTGCTAGCGATCATGCCATTATGAATTACGTAAGATATGCGCTTATCGGTCTTTGCACACTTTCTGATCTGGTCAGCCAGATATATTGAGATCCCTTCGGATGAATCCAAGCGAGAATCAACATCAATGGCTCGTACACACCCATCTGCATCTGGATTATGATCCGATTTTGTGGCGGAATGACGAGCATCACCCAACCACCCATCAGAGGTAGAGCGACGATCTGGGTACCAGGTATCAATCTGATCTCTTAACTGTTTACCAGCTGCAGAGAGCCAAGGTTGGTTACTCATCCTCTGTATCAATCGGGGTGAATTGTGCCGCTAGATATGCCTGATAATCTGAATTGGCAGGGTCTAGTGGTATTGAAACTTCAACACCATTTTCATCAATGCGGATCAATACATTAAACTCTTTATTTAATTGATATGTGTATTTCATTTTTATAACTCCGCATCTGCTGTGTAGTGCCATAAAAGGACATTTGTTGCGTTTGTTGTGCCCGCTGTTTGGTAAGACTGAAAACCAATGTCACCAATGTTGTATGCGGTTGCTGCCACATTTGTTGCTAAGCCTTCGTTATACCAGTTGCCCGTTGCACCATTGTTAGATGAGTACAAAGTAACTGTTGGTGCTGTGCGCTTTGTTACTTTAAATCGGCTCATTTGTCGTAAATTAGAACCAGATAGCGCAACCAATGCCATAAACAATTCAGAATTGCTTGTTGATGATGAAGTTCCTGGTGCAGTTGCTTGAGCATAGGACTTTTCATAATACCTTTGGCAAGCGGCTAACTCGCCTTGAAATGTGCCACCTGCGTATTCAAAAGCTGTGGCAGATGATCCTTTTTCTAATTTAGATTCTGCAATATAAACAAAATCACCAAGTGTAGTATCTGTAACATCTGACCATATAAATAAAATAAGATTCTGTGTGCTTGCAGTATCTACAGCTGCACTAATAGAATAACTTGCATAACTTGTAGTAAGGTTTAAATTAGCAGGTGTATTCTCATAGGTGGCATTAGCAATTAAAGTAGGGTTTGTGCCTTCTGCGCCCCACGCGCTTATAATATTGCTAGTTACTGTATCGGCTGTGCCTGACCAAGCGACAATGGCAGCCTTAACATTATCTAATTTAGTAGTAGCAGATACTTTAGCCTTAAAACTAAATGTAACTGTATTGCCTACTAGACCTATTACATCTTTGTTTTCTATAATTGTTGCTATACCAAACTTTTTATTTACAGTTTCCACATCTAAGGCTATGGCAAACTCACCATTTGTAGGTACTGTTGTAGTTTCTTGAGTAACATCTATAACATCATTTGTATCGCTAAGAATATACCAACGGTCTAATGTGTAAGCATCATTATTATTAGCACCAGATGTAAAAGATGTGCCACGCTGTGCAACCGCAAAGCCACCATTTATTAAATAATTTTTATTAACAGCTGTTGAGCCGCTTACAGCTACCCATGAAGCACCACTATAAGTCTGTACAACATCTGTATCTTTAAGATAACAGCACTGGCCTTCTTGTGGTGATGTAATTGCTGCATCTCTAGCTGCTGCACTTGCAAAGACTAGAACGCCTTGCATTAGGTAACCATTAGTGTCGGCTGCAGTCAGCACCTCACCAGTAGTAAACGTCTTAAAACCTAAACCTGCTGCCATTTTGACTCCCTAGTAACTTAGGACATTATAGTCTAAAGTGCCATAAATCGTATCATTTAGGATAAATGCGTCTATGACTGGCTCTAATGTCGTGAACGTGGTTTTCCAACTATTTGGTGATATGTTCATACGCACACCAAAAATCTGTAATGTTTTCTCTAGGGTAGATCCGCCTGGCTGTGTAGTAATTACCTTGATTGGATTAAAGAAGTCTAGGTCTAGGGCTGCAATAATGCCGCTATTGTAATTGTCTGTGTACAGGTCAAGCACAATAGAGTCCACGCGGATACTTGTTTCAGCGCGTGAAGCGGTATAAGCCTGTGCGTAGTCAAGTGCTACCGCGTCGGTCTGCATAAGTAAGTTGTCTAAGAAGTAGCTGTGTAAGAAATATTTATCAATGCTGTCTTGATTTGAGGCTACTTGGGCGGTGCCACCAGTCCTCGTAATTGTCGATTTGTTAAATATAAGTGTGTCATTTAATATCCATGATGCATTAAAGTAATCTATACCTGTGCCGTTATCTGCAAAGACTGTGGGTGTTCCGCCAACAGATCCAGCTGTAACAGATCGGTCTTGAAATACAAACGAGCCAGAAGCATCTACGTAAAGTGCGCCGTACTCTGAGGTGGCCACGGTAGTTAAGGCCGCCAAAGCCGTGCGGTCGGTGCCAGGATCTGCCTGCATAGTAGTAAGCCCTGAATCTATGTCACGCATTGTTGCTGGCCAGGATATGGAATCCAGCAGCTGATTAATTCTAGTGCCGCTTAAATCTCCAGCAGTAGCACCTGTTACTGTGCTGATCTGTGCCACTTGTGCCAATCGAAACGCATCCACGGCCTGGATAGTTGTAATGGCTACATCTTCACCAGATTCTTCTGGGTAAGTAGTCACATAGCTTGTTATAAAGCCCTGGAATATGGGGTATGTTACTGATGAGTAGGTGGCACTAATCTGCACCTTCTTCATAGGTGTTAATAAATTATAATAGGGTCCCGTTACGTTCTGGGGATTAAAGTCGCCCGACTGATCAACAATGCGCAAGGTGAGTGCGCCTGTCTGGAATTGATCCGACAAGGCGGTACGACCTCGGTTAGTCTCTATTCGGTTAACCTGATTAGACACATCTACAATTACAGCTGCGCTATCGCCTAATATGTTTGTATCTAATACGCCTGATCCTAGAATAAGAGTCTGCGCAAAATTTGGCCCAGTCGAGAAATTTATTAAAGCGGTTATTACGGGTAAGGTCATACTAAAAATCCAGCAGGTACCGTTGAGTAACCTGATCTAGTCGCCACCTGTATGCTCTCTGCTATAGCCTGACTTAGCCTGTCGCCACCTGCATCTACAGTTACTCTAATATCCATCGGGCTTTGTGAAGATGAACGCTGTACGCCACCACTAGCAAAGCCACCTAAGAAGTCATTGATGCGTGAGTTTAATTCTCTAGTGTCTAGTATTGCCGCTTGCACCTGTGGTGCTGTGTATTGGGTACCAGATGAACCTGTAAACATTTCGCTTGTAGTTGCTGGTGGTGTTGTCATATTATACTTAGCAAGTGTAGCTGCTATGCGTGCGTTTAATTCTCTTATAGCAGATATAGCAAATTCTTCTATAAATGTATCTATTTTATTAGATAAAGATTTTACCTTAAATATGCCAAAGTCTAATAATGCTAGCCCTGCTAATCTAGCTTCTTCTGCTAATTTTTTTAATGCTTCTGCAGTTTCTAACTCCGCTAGTAACTTCTTAGCCAAAGCCTCGTTATTGTCTAGGATTGCTAGCTGTGATTTAAGTCGTAACTTAGTCTCTTCATCGGTTGCGCTGTTTAGGGCTGCGTTTATACCTATGCGCTCTAAATCAAACTTCTTGCGTAATTCTTCTACGTTCTTATTCTCTACCGCGTTCTTTTTAAGTAATAACGCTAATTCTGCGGCCTTGGCCTTTGTTAGTTTATCCTCGGTCTGAAATCGTTTTGCATCAATACGACCTGCGCTGCGTTGTTTATTAGCTGGTAAAACTGCTGCTGGCGCACTCATTCTGCCTAGGCGTTGCAGTAATCCAACAGCGCTCATTTCGTAAGAGAACTGTAGTAATTGCTTTAAGCCAGGCAGGTTTGCTACCGTTTTAATTCCAGCAGCTAACTCTCCTATACCCCTAATTACATCAGCAAGACCGTTGGCAAGGTCGGTCATACTATTTGTAAGGGTATCTATACTGTTATCATCGCCTAAAGCCGTTAAAGCATCTATTAGGCCTTTACCTATGATCTCTGTTGCATCAGCAGACGCCACCGATATAAGACTCATCTTGCCTGCAAAGGTTCCCAGCCTAGCTGTTGCTTGGCCTGAGAACTTGGCATTTAACTCCGTCATGATTTTATCCATGTCGCCAGTCTTTAGCGTGGCTTTACTTATGCCTGCGCCTAGTCTGCTAAGGCCTGTGGTATTGCCTGAGAAACCGCGTGTTAGTGCTGCGCTAACTTCAGAAAGTGATCGGCCCGTGGCCGCGCTTACGTTTAGTGCAGTCTCTAATGCATCTTGGCTTTTGGTAATTGAGCCTGTTGCCGTTAGTAGTTGCTGGAACGCTGGCCTTAACTCGTCGTCAAGTACGCCGTATAGTTTCTGTAAGTTGCCTATGTACGCCTCTACTCCTGGCGCTGAGAATGCAAAGCCTGTGTTGCGTAGTTGTACTTCTAAGGACTTAGCGGCCGCTTCATCGGCTGCAAATGCTTTAACTGCTTTCTTACTAAATGCTAATAGTTGGTATGCGCCAAAGGTGGCAGCAAAGGTTTTTCCTAGTTTTTTAACCGATTTATCAAAGGAGGAGATTTCCTTTTTGCCTTTAGTAAGTGCCTTACCATTAAAGGTGGCTATAACCGATGCAACAATATTGGCCATCAGGCTGCCTTCTTAATCTCTGTTTTTTTATTGAATAACTCGGCGGTAACATTAACAGCCCTGATCACGGCTCTGTATATATCGGGACTATCTTCTGCCCAGGCTCTATAAATCAAACGGCCCTTAGTTTTTCGACCGCCGCCTCTCATATCTTTAATCTTTGGTTGCGATGTTACTTTAGGTAACGCAGCTACAAACTGCTGGCTAGCAAATGCGTTGTTAGATTTGTATTCCTGAAGGGCTCTACTTCTAGCAGATTTCTTAACATAAGTGCCGCTGCCTTCATGCTTAAATGTGAATGGTGCGCGGCCTTCTGGATTTAGGCGACCTGCAACCTCATATATAGCGCCAGGCCGACTAGCGTTGTAAACATAACTTGCCACTTTCCAACCGTTAGCGAAGGTTTTATTTTCTCCTCGATTGTAACCAATACCTGCTCGAGCAACCTCAGCATCGTACTTGGGAAATGGTTTGTATTTAATATCTGGTGAGGATATTGGTTTAGCCCATCCAGATAGTACGTCTTGATCACCTGGCACATATCTCTGTGCTTTAGCAGCTACTCTGCGCATCATTGGCTCTGTTATAAATACAATGCGCCTACGCATATCTTCATCAATTACATCAAGGCCACCGAGGACTTCTTTAATGCCTTCTATTACGACTGGCATTTTTGATCTCCTTTGCCCTATCGCTAAACACCTGCACGATCGCTCGCAGCATCTCTGAGTCCATATTTATGAACTCACTAGGCGCGATCCCAGTCTCTACACTTAAAGCAGCCACTGTATAGAGAATGGAGTCACGCGGTACTATTTTTTTTCTTCGTCTAATACCTCGACAGTTTCTAGGCTGTCTATAAACTCAATACCAAATACAGGTACAGTTACGTTAGCCCTACGCAAGCACTCATGCGCCAAGTAATATATCTCGGTCTGGCGTTCGTGATCGCGCAGGACTTTACTAATACCTGCTCCATACTTTAATTCAAAAGCATATTCGACACCTGGCGTTATTTTGTGCTCTGATACTTCGCCATTAGCCCTTGTTATCTTTAGCTTTGCCATTATTACTCCTTATGCGACTGCTACAGCTACTGTGCTGTTGCAAGTAAATGTGATGCTTTGTGATGATATATCAGCTACTGCGCCATTAACATTCTGTAGGTTATTAACCAATACAGATGCTGTGTATGAAGGGTTAGTTGCAGATACAGCAGCACTTGTCTGCTTAATTACGCATGTTACAGTAGTGCCATAAGCAGCACGTAATGTAGGAATAACTGTTGCAGCAGCATTATCATTTAAGAAGTCTAAAGTAATAGTGCTTGCTTCCAGACCTTTTACAAATTTATGGCTGGTGTCGGCCATAGCTGTGACTTCCAGTTCGTCAAATGATTGATTAATTGTTACAGCTGTTACATACGCTGATAAATCAACGCTGTTTAGCGTAACGGATACGCCATTGTTTAAGAATATGGCCATGATTACTCCTTGTCTTTCTCTTTAGTAGGGGTTGGTGCTGGTGCTTCTTGGATCTGGCCTATCTTTTTTAAGAAGG